TCCTCTTCATCGTCGTCAGTGGCATCATCCTCTGAGTCATCGTCAGGCTCATCGTCGCCATCGTCATCCACTTCGTCGCTATCTTCGTCGGCGTCCGGTCGAACGTCGTCGTCTTCATCTTCTTCATCATCTAGCTCTTCGCGCTCGTCTTCGTCGTTGTCGTTGAGGTTGCCCCGCTTGAAGCCGTCTGAGCGTTCGCTGTCCTCTTCGTCAGAGTCGGATTGTTCATCACTTCCGTCGTCATCGTCGTCCTCTTCACGGTTCAATCCAAACGCGGTCATATCGGGATAGAAGTCCACCTCATCGTAGTCGTCGTTGAACTTGTCAACCAGCGCATCCGCCACTTCGTTATCCGCTTGCGCACGCATCTTCTTCACGCGCTGGCGTTCCGATTCTTCCGCAGCCGCTTTCTTGGCTGCAAGTTGAGCTTCCTGCTCTTCACGTTCAGCTTGCGCCTGCTGCATGATGTCGAGTTGTTCTTGGTCCTCGGGGTTTACACCACCCGGTTCCTGCGGCTGGCCTTCATCCACAGACACATCTTCCCCGTCCTCATCAGGAGCAGAACCGAAGGGATTGGGCTTCTTCGGTCCTGCTTCCTTCTTTTGGAACGGGAACGCCTCAGAAAGGTATCCCGCAAACCATTTCATGATTAACCAGCCTCTTCGGTAACAACCTGAATCGTGTTCGCAACCAGCAGAGCGTTTGCTGGAGTGCCGTTGATGTCGTTGCGAATGCTGGACCAATTGGTAAGCGTAGACGTTGCGTTACAGGTGAACGTCACGTTTGCTTCCAGTGCGCTCCAATCCGTCTCTGCGGATACGAAGTGCAGGTTACCATTTGCTGGCGCGCTTCCCACGGGGTCAAACGTCAACGTGGCATTAGCGACTGACTCAGTGTTAGAGATAGCCCGAATCGTGGGATACGGAGTGGCAACTGTCACTGCCTGGTTGAAGTTAATCCAGAAGTTGATTTGGGCGTTCTCCGCCTTCACCACTTCAGTAACAATAGGTTCCGTACCGATATGCACGGGAACCGCCTGCTTGACTTCCCACACTGCAAGGCCAAACAGCGTATTGGCGACCGCGTTAGCCGTCTCAGCATCCTTGATACCTTCCCAACCCGTAAGGGTCGAGTTAGCATTTGCTACAAGAATGTCTCCCACGTTTCCGGCAGCATAGTTGAGGTTTGTGTTGGAGAACACAAGGTATCCCTCTGTCGGCCGGCTATTTGCGGAAAGATAGTTCAACGTGACATTAGCGGATGTGCCGTTAGAAATCAAGTCGATAGTCGGCGTGCCGTTAACGGTCACTGGCTCGTTGAACATAACAACCAAGGATACTCCCTGGCCGGTCGTGTTCGCGACGTACACGATGGGGTTACCATCGGCGCCAGTTCTAACCTGCGCCAACGCAGAAATGCCATAGCCCGAAGCGTTTCCCAACGCAGTCGAAAGCCCGCCGATAGCGACGATGACTTCCTCGCCCCACGGCCACTTGTAAACCCAACCCTTCTTTGTTGCGTAGACCTTGGAAATCTGTCCAAGCCCCTTCCGCAGCCAGCGCCACGAAGGCTTAGATTCATCCGTTGTATTTGCGCCCCATGCCATAGCGTTCTCTCCTGTTTTCTCTCGTTAGCGAGTGACTGATCTTGGCTTACTGCCGTCCCGAATCTTGTTCATGTCTTCGCGGGACTTCTTTGCAAGTTCCCGCTGTTTTGCTTGAAGCATCTCTTGCGACTGGCGCTGCTTGACGAGAAGCAATTGCTGCTTCTGGTTGTTCTTCAGTCTGTCCACCTCGGTGGGCTCTTTGGGCTTGTCACCTGCGGCTTCCAACAATTCAACCATATGCGCCATCATCTGGCGCGCATTCTGCACTGTATATGCGTCACGCGCCAACGCTTCCTGAACCAATGCCGCCGTACTCATCACTCGCATAGCAGACTCGCTCAGCGGACCGCGAGTTTCCGGGCACAGATAGATAGCGATCTTGTAGCCCGCAGATTCCAGCAACCGATGCATCTGACGGACATCCGCCGCCGAGCATTGCGTCACATCCGAAAAGAACACATCCCGCATCTCCATTACGCTACGTACCTCCGGGGTGCGGGCGAAGAACGATACCGGATGTACCCGATGAATGGGCGTCTGTGACAATGCTTCTGCCAACAGCGGATTCCCGTGAACGAGAATCGCAACGGGCTGTGCTTGCCGATACGCCTTTTCCAGTGCTTCCTTAAGTCCCATATTGCGTCTCACGCTTGCGTAAAGCTGCTTTGCGATTCCCTTATTCTTCGTAGGAACACCCAACGCAAAAGCTGCGTAGTTGCCATTCGCGGCGGCAGCACGCATCTTTGATGCCGACATTCCCTCAACGCTTTCGGCATCCGGGTCGCGGTCACCAGGAACAGGAATCACACCATACTTCTGAAGCACAATGTCTTTACCACGCTTCCCGTGCTTGGAAACATACTGCCCAAACTTCTGAAACTCCGCAACGCGGTCACTGCCGACAACGGCGAATACCTGGTCGTAACCCATCTCCGACAACAACGCCAGTGCGTGAATCGGCGTGCGGATCTTGTCGTTCTCCGCGAACTCCACGTTGGGAAACAACATCCGCAAAAACCGCACCTTCTCTTTGAAAGGGAGCGGGTTACGCTTTGAGTCCTGTGACTGCGACGGAAAAATCAGCACATCCGCGTTGAGCCGCTGTGCTGTCGTCAACAAGAAATCAATCAGTTTTGCGTGGCCAGTAGTTGGGGGGTTGAAGCGCCCAAATGCCACCACTGCCGTTTGTCCCGCCATATTGGTATTTATCTATTCAGGGTATCGGTTTAGTATCTCACGCGCCCAAGTCCGCGCTTCCTCTACAGATAGCCCGGGGCCGTGTGCTTTTATCTTCAGTTCCAAGTTCTCAATACGGTTATCGTCGCGCACTCCGTTCTTGTGATGCACCATCTCATCCGGATACAACTTCCGTCCCAAATGACGAGCCATCACAATACGATGTTCACGCCTTTCACCGGTATCCTTATCGTGGGTTAGGATCACATATCCATTTTTGTCCAAGCGGCGGCCGCCCGACCACCGGTTGTTACCTGAGCCTGTTTGACGGGCACTCTGTAACTCTGAACGCAAGCACCCACAACTCTTGGAATGCCCAGAAGACAGTTCAGACGAAGTCCGTATCCCTTCGTTCCCACAGTCGCATCTACAGCGCCACCTCGCCTGTCTGTATTTGCCTGCTCCAGCAAACTCCACCACAACCCACCGCGTGTATCGTCTGCCAGTATAGTCAACCCTCATAAGTTATCTCCTTCACAACTTATTTAGGGTTCCATAACTTTCAAAATGCTATAACTACGCAAGTTTTGCGTCAATACCGCGCTCTATTCTACGCCCAACTCTTCGGCTGTGCAAAGTTCATCCTTGAAAAAGACAGACGATCAACCAGCTTGACTGCCTTTCCGGTGTGGGACACCGCTACGAAACCTTCAGGCCCCGTAACTTTCAGCCCGTCCTCGGTGTTCATAAACGCCCCAATACGAGAAGCCTGTCCTAGCTTACGAACCACGATGTCCTTCGCTCTGCTTATCGCCTGATGCAGGGCGAACCACGCTTGCATCCCCTTCGCGTTTCTACGCACCGTTCCCACCATTCCACCAAACTTCTGCCGCACACCCTCTTTTCCTGCATCCGACTTGCGAGTTGCCAGTTCCTTCTCTTCCTTTGCGGCAAGGAACAGGATGAAGTCCTGTGCGGCCTGTTGCGGAGAAATGCGTTTGTTATCCTTGACCGTCTGGTTGATGAACTGCTGAAGCATTCCGTGCAGCGGGTCTTCCAAGATCGCATCATACACTGCCCGGCTCACACCCCGCGCAGAGGTATCAATGTTCCCCATCGCAAGCTCAAAGTCCGCTTTCTCTTGCGTCGTGAACGTTGCCGAGCCGGACACGTCATCGTATGCAGCATCAAGCGTTAGCACGCTGCGAGACTTCTTGAGAGATGCAAAGACGGACGGAGTAAGCGCGGTCGCCCCATACGACGCCAACGCCCCGCCGCGTCCCGTGTACATCGTGTGCAGGACGATGCCCATCTCTGCTGACTGCACCTTGTTGTAGAGGTCGGAGTCTTCGTCTACCGCGTAGAGAATGGTGTTTGGCTGAAACGTGACGTAATTTTTGCCGTCAATAGTCTTGTTGGAGATCGTGCTTGACGTGAACAACACATCCCCCTGAATGACTACGTTCGGCTTGAGTTTGGAAAGCTCGTCTAGCGCCAAGTGCAGGATGTCTTTGACGCCCGACTGATACATTGCATCGATGTCTGCGTGTGACTTAGCTAGCTTTGGGTTCTTCGCAAACGCGCCTTTGGTAGCGACGAAGAACTTGCCATCTGCGGGGTCGGGACCAAAGATGAGTGCAGGAGCGCCGTCCCACTTGACGCTGACGTTCAGTGACTTGGATACTTGCCCGCCGTCGAGAATGTGGTAGAACTCTCCCAAGACCTTCATTGCGAACGCCACACCATTCGGACCATCGTCCAGCACCACGTCTTCGAGGTGTGTGAGATGGGTTCGCTTTTCGTTGGCCTCAGCGAGGAAAGTGGAAAACTTTAGCATTTGGTGCGTGGGCGTTTCATTGTGCGGCCTCGCCGAAACCCCTGTGGGACCGTGGTGGTTTCAGGCAGATACAAGTTGTCCGTTCCGTTCGTAAACCATCGCAGTCGTTGCTCCGCAATGGCAGAGCGTCCATACATCGGGTTGTTCTCTCCCGCCACAGATGTGTGGCGCCCCCATTTACGGTTCACACTCTTGCTGCCGATGAGACGCTTGGTTTCCTCGGTGTGGCGCTTCCCCTTGAACGATGCTTTCGGCGTCGTATTCCAGTTCCGCAATGCTGCTCGTTCTTCTTTGCTGTATTGCGCCCAGTATTCCTTCAAGTCCTGTGCGTTTCCACCCTTACCTCCCCGGCTTAAGTTGTAAAAGTCCGGAGAGTTAACTGCGTCATAATGTTGTATCCACCGACGTTCTGCGGTGGACAACTCCGCAAAGTCCGCACATTCCTCAAGCACTTCTCGCTTGAAGTTGGGTCGTCCGTATTTCTTAATGGCAAGTTTCAACAACTTACCTGAACCCAAATACCGGCCGTTGCGGGCATCTTTCTCAAACGAGCAGATGCCCACATAACGTTTTCCGTTAACGAGGTTCGTAGTCAGATACACAAAGCCATACATACACCTATTTATCATCCAAGTGACTTACAAGAAATAGGTTATCTGCATAGCTTCGGAAGTTGCAATGACTCGTAGAACTCCCCATACCGTCTGACTTCACTCATCCAAATATCCAGCTTCTTCTCGTAATACCGCATTGCTGGATGGTCCGGCACTTCCGCGAAAGCGTCCATATAGAAACACGCGGTTGGCATCACGGCCCCCGTCACGATGCTGGCTCTTCGGAGTGCCTGCTTGACGCTCAACTCTGGCCACCACGTAAAGAACTCCAACGCGGAATCATGAGCGTATGCTTCAATCTCGTCTACGTCGCCGTAGTAACTCTGGTCCTCTTTCGTCTTTCGGTCCGTTGACTGCGGTTGATACGTCCGGCTAATCCGGTTCTCGTCTGTGTCCTGATGCCGATGCACCAGTTCGTGCATCATGAGTTCCCAAAAGAAATACCGGCGGCGAGCCCACTTTACCGGTGTGACGCTCACTCGGCGCGTATTGGGATGCGCATGCCACAGGATGCGAATGTCCGCTTCGCTATTATTCTCTGGTAGCTCGTCCTCGCACAGCCACAGCCCGCTGCACGTTACTTCACCAATTGGTATAGAAAAATCCGGGTTGATTTCATTGAATACGTTGAACTGCTCGGTCGTCCGATTCAATTTTGCCACGAATGACTTAAGGTTCATTTCCCGCTGTACGTAACATCGCGGCATTTGAACCGGCAATAGATCATCAATGGCATCGCGCATCACCTCAACATCGCTCACAAGCCGACGGTGTAGTGTGCTTACTCTCACGGTGACCTCCGACTGTACTTATTAGTCCTGTGAATCGCCGTTTTCCTGCCGGAGCGTCTGGAGAGGTTTTCTCCGCCGGTTGGAAAACGTCTGCAATGGTGGTTTCTGCGTAGCAGGAGCAGAGGAAGATGCACCGGTGGGTGGGAGACTGACCGAAGATGCTCGTTGTGCCGCGCTCAGGTCATAAAGCTTCATCCGGTCGGTATCCACTCCAATCAAGAACTGGGCGAAGCTGTTACGCTTTGCATACCGATTCTTCATTGGCTGGACGAGTAGCTGTCCGACTTTCTCTAGCTCTTCGGAGGTGACCAGCGCAAACATGAAGTCCGCGGTCTGCGGAATCGCGAAAGATTCTCCAACATTGGTGATACTTGGGTCCGTTGACCCGTGTCCCTCGCGGTTGAACTGCGCCGCGGTGAAGATGGGCACCTCATGCTCCACAGCCAGGCCGCGCAACTCTTCCGCCACATACTTGTAAAGGGAGTAGG